ATGATAATGTGCCACCTTCTTTATTATCCCTACCTTCGGTAGGGATAATACAGCTTAAAATCAATGAATTATTATTCTTGGTAAAGGGTTAAAAAGAGTTATTCAACAGTAACTACTTTTGCTAAATTTCTAGGGAAATCTGGAGATAATCCTTTTTGAATAGCTAATTCATAACTCAACAATTGCAAACATATATTCTCTAATAATCCTCCAAAAGTAGCATTTGAATCAAACGAGCAAATAGAATCTTCACAATTATCACAAAGGAAAAATACTTCAGCTTCTCGTGCTTTTATTTCAGAAATAGAATTAGCGGTTTTGTCACGGTGTTCTTCACCATTACAAATAACTATTACTGGCATTCCTGGTTCTAATAGACCAAATGGTCCATGTTTAAGTGCCGATGTAGAATATCCTTCAGCATGAATGTATGCGATTTCTTTAATTTTAAGTGCGCCTTCTCTTGCGATGGCTTCTTCTTTTCCTTTTCCTAAAATAAATATTGAATATTTGTCTTTTATTTTCTGTGCAGTTTTAAATATATTTTGTTGGTTTATTTCATTAAATAATCCTTCTATTTGAATTGGGAGTTGGTGTAAATCCGCTATTATTTTTCTGCGTTTTTCTTCAGATGTTTGTCGGGTTTGTGAGAACCAAATAGCTAAAAGTGATAAAACAATACATTGATTTGTGAAAGATTTAGTAGATGCTACGGCTACTTCACGACCAGTATTCAAATATATACCACAAACCGTCTCACGAGCAATAAAGGAATCAATAACATTAACAATACCTATACTTATAATTCCACCTTCTTGTATAATTTGAATACATCGTTGAAGGTCTTTTGTTTCACCAGATTGTGATATTAATACAGCAGCAGTTTTACCTTTATTTGGAATATCTTTTATACCGAAATCAGCACCGTCATATAGTGATACAGTATCAAAACAACGTAAAGATTTAAATATATCAAGAGACCACATACCAGCATGGTATGAAGTTCCACAACCTAAAAGGATTAAATGGTCAACATCTTCTAATATATGACGACATGCATCAAGACCACCCAATTTTACAGTTGTTTCGGATGCTATTCTTGCACCATTATTGATAGCACGAATAGCCGATTGTGGTTGTTCTCGTATTTCTTTTAACATCCAATGAGTAAATGGTGCAGGTGTTATTTCTATAGGTTCTCCTGTTTTTATTTGTTTTATATATTTTAAAAGGGATTTATTATAATGGAATCCATGTTCAGTTTGCTGTATTTCCAACACATCATGATCCTGTAAAACTATATATTGATTTACATATTTATGGAAAGCTATGGCTTCTGAAGCCAACATAATACATGAAGATGTTGTTCCTAATAGGAGCGGAGAACCATTTCTGACAGCCCAAATTTTATCAGGATAGTCTTTATTAATAATAACGAGTGCCCAAGTGCCTCTAAGTCTTTCAACTGACAATCTCACGGCTTCTATCATTGTTTTTCCTTTGTCTAAAAGAGAACCTATAAGAATGGCGATGACTTCAGTATCAGTATCGGATTTGAATATATAACCCTTTATGACAAGTTCCGCTTTTATTTCTGAAAAATTCTCAATAATTCCATTATGGACGAGTGAAATCCGATTGTCTTGGTCATGATGAGGATGTGCGTTTTGGTCTGTTTTACTACCATGAGTAGCCCATCGTGTATGACCTATTGCAATTGTATTTTGTGTATTTTGTGTATTTTGTATCTCTTGTTTTAATATTTCCAAAGCGTTGTTTATTGTTGTAGATGCGTATTTTGTTGTTTTAAGTTCTCCATCGTATAATATAGAAATACCTACAGAATCGTATCCACGATTTTGTAATAATTCGAGTCCAGTAAGAACTGATGATATAGCGTTTTCTAATCCTAAATAACCGACAATTCCACACATTTATATAATTTGTTATTTTTTTATTACAAATTATACGACAATACAATAATATGAGAATACGTTCCTCTACTTTTATATAATACTATAAAAATAGTCATTCAATATAATTTTATTTTTTATATTTCTACTCATTTTACTGGTAGATATTCCTTCAATTTCTGCCGCCTTTGCAATTGTATCCCAGCTTGACAATAATTGATTAGTATCTTTTTCTCTCTTATATACTTTTTTTCCAGTCGACGAAATAATTTTAGGTATATATTCATTTTGTTTTAGAGATATACCATAATAACCCTCATTATTTCCTTCATCAGTCCATACAGTTGCCTTAAGAGTATATGATGAAGAATTTAGATATTCTTTTATTTCTTTCATATCATTAACTGATAATTCTCTATCAACTGAAATTTTCCATTTTTGATATTCTCTAAGTAATACAGAATTTAGAATCTTTCCACAATCAGAAAATTGACATACTTGAAATATAAATGTTTCAACTGGTGAATTTATTTGTGATTTTTTATATTCAACCGTTTTTAATTTGATACCTAAGTATCCATGATTTCCTTGAATTCGTTTTGGTTTGAATCTTGTATCCATATAATTTTTTAATGCATGAAAAACTTCTTTTGTAGGTTTTACTTGACTCCATAACCTATACCGTCCTTCAATACTAACTGAAAACTCTTCTACATCTGGACGTACAATACAAAAATTATTTACAAATTCATTGAATTTTGTATGTAATTCATCTTCTGGTAATAATATATTTTGGTAAATAGATTCATTTTCTTGATTTACTGATTCAATAATTTTTTGATTGCTACTAATTTTTTCTTTCAATTCATTAATTTCTATTTCTCTTTTTTCTAATAATAGTTTATTTGTTTGTAGTTGATTTTTTATTGATTTATTTTCAGTTTCTAATTCTTCATTTTCTTTTATTATTCTATTAAAATTATCTATACTATATGTTTTTGAATGGATAATATCTTTGATATGCTTATTTAATTTTTCAATAGTGAAATTAGTTGCATCATACGCTATAATCTCTGTTTTATTTTTACCATTTACTTCTATAATACGAATTTGTCTTTTAATTTTTGGATATGATTTTATTAAATTTTCTATTTCTACTTTGTTCTGAACACGATACGCATTTACTAAAATAAAATTTGTATATTTTTTTCTATGGTCTAATATTCTTGTTGCCAAATCATTTGTATGACCAAATTTTATTAATTTTTCATTTGATTCATTTGTATTATCAATTGTTCCAAAATAAATACATTCTGTATTTAATGGAAATTGAAGTATAATCGCCTGTTCTACTGCTTTTTGATTTTCTTTTTTTGTATTTTTAATTACTATTTCTTTTTCTAAAATAATATTATCTTTTTGTTCCAATTGAAGTTTTAATTCAGTCGTTTCTTCTTCTACTATTTCGTGTAATGTTTCTTCTAATTTTATATAATATTCATGAATTTCAGATGCTTTTTTTGTTTGTGCTTTCAAACATAATGATTTGAAACATTTAATGGTTAGCATTATAGTTTGTTTGTTTTGACCTCCATTTTGCTTAACAGATTTTTCTAAAACCGCTCCTGAACCTTCAGGAGCGGTTTTTTTATTAATAGTTAAAACCGCTCCTCTGTCTTCTTCTAAACTCGCTCCTGAACCTTCAGGAGCGAGTTTTTTATTAATAGTTAAAACCGCTCCTCCAACTTCAGGAGCGATTTTATAATCAATATCAAGAGTAAAATATTTTTCTAATAAATATTTGGCGTTATATTTTTGATTAAAACCCAACCATTTCCATATATCATCTAAATCAACTACAAAATCAATATTTTTATCATAGTTTAAGTAGCAATAAAAATTACCAATAAATAATTGTTGTTCAAAACTAGTAAAATTTTCTTTAATTTTATTCAATAATTTATTATTATATGTATTTGAAAGCTTTGTAATAGGGTTATTTTCAATAAGTTCAACAATATTAAACTCTTGCATCTTATTATACTATTTAATATAAGATACTCTTTAAGTCTATTTCGCTTTATTATTTAATAGCGATAATTATAAAAGCGATATTTTTATAATTTACTTTTTTTGACTATTATATTTTTTACCATTTACCTTTTTTAACTGTTATTTGTTGTCCTGCTGATTTCTTTCGGCTTTTACTTGGGTCATATTGGTCATCTTCATCGTCTGCCATTCCTTTTGAAATATCCCAGAATTCTTTTGAACCTAATTTAAAATCAGGTCTGGTTTCAGCCTTATACCAGAATATTTGATCATGTAATTTATTAGATTTTGAGTTATTATTAATTACCAAACATTCGTAATTCTCTGTAGTTTGATCCATTACTGAACAAAATGATTCTAATGTAGGAAACATTGAAGCATAATTCTCCCAAATCCTTTTTCTATTTGTCATATAGGGTTCTCTTAAAATAAAAACATAATCAATATTTGTACGAAGATTAGGCGGTATTCCAAGCGGATATTGCATTGTGATGATAAGCATGATTTTCCAATGCCGTCCATTCATGAACAAAAGTCGCATTAATTTATCTTTTGTCCATCCTTGATCATAAAGACAATCATCTAATATAACAAAAGCACGTGGATCAATAGTCGTTTTTCTATATTGTTCCATGTCTTTATTAACCTGTTTGAGAACAACTTTTTGTCTTCGTAAAATGTTCTCAATTAGAACAGAATTATATTCTTCGTGAATAAAAAGTTTAGGGACATGTTGGGCATAAAACCCATTTCCAGCTTCTGTTCCAGAAATGACTGTTCCTATAGGAATATCTTGATGATTGAATAAAAGGTCTCTTACTAAAAATGATTTACCTGTATCACGA